TTTTTGTTTAATACCATGTAAATCAAAATTACGTAATGATGGATATCCTGCTATATTATTATGCGCATCTCTCATATATGCTGCCCAGTTTTCTGTAAACTCACCAAATGGTTTTTCTTTTTCAAATCTTCTTATATTGTTATCTACTCTTATATTACGTACGACATCAATATAGTTTCTATACACTGAACCCATGTACATATCTAATGCATTTACACTTGTATCATAAAAAGGCATAAAATCCGAACTTCTTGATTTTAAATTACCAGCTGTTTGTTGTATCCAGTTCTGTGGTCTAGTGCTCAATATAGCTGAGTTAGATACTTCAGATGCTGCAAGGTCTCCAGTTAGTCCAGTCAATCTCATTCTATCTAGCATTTGTCTACGTGCTTCTACTGCTAATTCTCTTGCTGCAGGAAACTGTATTAATCCTGTTTCAACCTGTCTTCTTAAATTTCCAGGTAAATTTTTTACATTTTTAATACTACTTCTATATGTTTCTATATTTGTTTCAACCCACTCTTTAAGTTTAGGAAAATTACTTTTAATATTATAATGACCTAATTGTGGAAAATAATCTCGTACCATACCATCTGGTGATTCAAATCTACCAATAGATATAGATTCCTCATAAGGATATACTTCTTCTAAAAATCTTCTATATTTTTTTACTAATTTTACTTGTGTTGTATTTAATTTTTGTAGGTTTAAGTTTGGATACTTTTCTAAAATCATATCATTAATACCTTTTTGGTATTCAATATACCTAGCATCTGTTAAAGAAAACATTTTGTTTACAATGTTAAGTGGGTCTAATACTTCTGTCTTTAAAAGTTCTTTGTATAAAACATCAACCTTTGTCATATCACTTAAATTACCATTTTTATCTAAAAATAATTTATTAAGTTCTTGTACCTCAAATCCAGGTTCATCTTTTTTTATTTCTTTTTCAGGTTTAAATTCATTTATTTTTTTACCTTCCTTTACTAAAATATCTTTCAATAAAGGATGTTTACTTACAATAATATCATTTTTTACTGTAGTTAATAAATCTGTAATAGATTTATCAATACGATTGAATAATTCTTGAGGTGTTACCTTTTCAAATACACCTTCTTTTTCACCTACTAATTCATATATTGTATTTTCTTTTTCTAGTTTTTTCAGTACTTCTTGAGATTTTTTAAATTCAGAATATACATATTCTTCAGCATTGTTTAGTTTATCGATACCTTTTTCATT